TATGACCGCATGGCTTGCACAGATAGCCGCTGACGATCCGAAGCAGGCTATGGAGATGATGATCAAGTTATCAGAGTATGTAATCCCTAAGTTGGCTCGTCAAGAGATAACAGGTAATGATGGAGCAGATCTATTCTCAAATGTTAAATTTGACTTTGGACCTGATGTTAACTCAGACGAAAGAGATCAAGAAACAGAGGCTTAATGAGATACACGGGTTTTACACCGCATCCTAAACAGAGAGACATGGTCAATGGCATTATTTCAAGTGATGCTAAGTACCATGTTGCCTGTGTTGGTCGTCAATTTGGTAAGTCTATGATGGCGATGAACCTCGTACTCTATTGGGCTATTAACTCAGGACCATGTAAAATCTTGTGGGTTAGTCCCGTATACTCACAGACCTCTAAAGTACAGAAGGAACTGATGTCAGCCATAGGAGCTTCAGGTATTGTCAAGTCTTGTAACTATAGTGAAAACTATATCTCACTCAAGAATGGCTCAGAGATCTTATTCAGATCAGCGGAGAAGTATGATAACATTAGAGGACTTACGATGGATTATGGTGTACTCGATGAGGCAGCCTTTATGAAAGAGGATGCATGGCGAGAGGCTATTAAACCAGTATTTCTTGTGAAAGGTAAGAAGGTACTCTTTATCTCTACACCTAAGGGTAAAACATGGTTCTATGAGTTATATCAGTTGGCCAACGCACACGACTACCCACAGTACCAGAGCTACACAGGCACATCTTATGATACACCTTATATAGATACATCGGAAATAGAAGAAGCTAAGAAGACGCTACCTAAGAATGTGTTTGATCAAGAGTATCTTGCAAGGTTCATAGATACTGGCGGTGAAGTGTTCTCAAACTTAGACGAGTGTACAGTTGACAAGTGGCCTCAAGCACGTGGCAAGATCTTCTGTGGTATTGACCTTGCTAAACAAGAGGATTACACTGTGGCTACCTTTATGGACTCAGATGGTAAGGTAGTAGAGATCTATCGAGCCAATGCTCAAGAGTGGTCTACAATGACACGTGACATCTTACAGTTAATTAGAAAACATCAAGCCACGGTTTATATAGAGGTTAACTCCATCGGTGATGTTATCTATGAGATGATCGCCAAAGAATGGCAAGACACACATCCATTCCAAACTACATCGAAGTCTAAAACAGAAATCATAGAAGGTCTAATACTAGATGTTAACGAAGCCAGTATACAGATACCATCTAAGGGGCTCTGGCCTTACCTCTATGACGAGTTATCAGTATTTACATATGAATATAATCCTAAGACTCGAAGTATCAAATACGGACACCCAAGTGGTTTCCATGATGATACTGTAATTGCACTAGCCTTAGCTAATTATGCACGTAAACAAGGCAAGTCTTATGGTACTTACGCTATCATGGGTAAAAGGTAAATTCAAATTCAAACTAATTTATATTTCTTAGTATATGAGCATCAAGATTAATATTAACGAAAAACAATACAAGATCCCAGATCGTCTGACTGTTGACCAATATCACAAGGCAATACAGTTCGACTGGTCTGATACTAAGTACTATCCAATGATAGTGTCACAATTAACTGGAGCTCCTATAAAACAATTAATGCTAGCCGATCAAGATGCTATGTTATTAGCGATTGGCTTTATGGTTAAGGCGATGAATGATAGAACTGAGTGTAAAATGTTAGACTTAGACCACATTACGTTTGGCCAATTTATAGATCTAGATGTTTACCTTACAGGTGGCTTAGATCAAAACTTTAAGTCTATTATAGACATCATAGCACCCAAAGCCTTACACGCAGACGAGGCTATGTGGGCTGTAGATAAATATGCTGACTTTAGAACATACACATACAGACAGTACTCTGCGCTCTTTGGTATTAACGACAGAGCAACACAAGAGGAATTAGAAGATGAGATACCTAAAACAAAAGACGCATCCGCTAGAGCATGGTATAAAATCATAGTTGGTTTAGCTAACGGCGATGTACTTAAAATAGACGAGATCACAGATCAACCTCTTAGAAAAATGCTTAACTTTATGGCTCTACAGAAAGAGCAACAGTTAGAAGAAAACCAACGTAAATTAAAAGAAAGAAGACAATATGACTTATCAAGAAATCGTAGATAATTTTAGAGCTATATGTAATGCACATGAGATAATCAGAGAATTTGGTTATGGTGCTATCTCAGATATTAAGACCATGAATGTGGACGCGGGCATTGGTACGCAGGGAGCAGATGCAGAAACACAGACGCTCTACCCTTATGTGTACTTAGTACCAGGGCAATCTACTAGAACATCACAAATGATTACTTATAGATTTAATATGATTGTGATGGACACTGTCTTAGATAATGGTTTAGAAGTAATTCAGGGCTTTAATCAACAAGATCAAAAAGATCCACCTTATGGTACTACTCTAGAGGTCCAGTCTTCATGTCAACAATATGTCGATGATATTTTAGCACAACTTAGATTAGCTCATGATGGTGGCTCATTAAGAAACCCACTGTTAGATGCACAATTATCTGTTAACCTAACACCATTTAAAGAGAGGTTCCAAGATACTGTTGCAGGTATGACGGCTACAATAGAACTTGAAGTTGCTGCACCACTTAATCTATGTATAGCGCCAATTATAGATCAATTACCTCTATTACTTAACACCATTAATGTGGGCAATGTAGACAACTACGACTACAATTATGGACAATTACCTACATGGGATATACCTAAAGCCACTGCAACATATAGAATAGAATGGAATTTTAGCATAGATCAAAATGTACCACTTACAGATCTAACTGGTCTACCTAACAGTACATATAATCAACCAAGGTTTACCATTTTTGAAGACGCTCAACCATACGAACCAAGTCAATACTTATACGAGGAACGATGGAACAATAATGAGACGGATGAAACAAGACTAAGAGGACAAGTAACATTTACTACAAGAGATGATGACCCTGATGATAGACGTGTATTTTTTGGCTTTGGTTATCTAGGTGCTACTTACCCTGACGGTACTACACCAACACTTAATGTACCAAATGCAATTAACACACGAGGTGGTTCAATTAAAATATACAAAGTTAACTAATGACAACAGACGAATTTGAATCAGCGTTAGAAGGTTTTGGAGAAACTCTAGGCAATCTTAGCCCTCTCTTATTTGAGATAGGTGGTCGTATTGTTGATGACATGAAAGCCAATGCTCCTTATGATACAGGTGACTTAAAGTCTAGTATCAAGGCAGTAATTGATGAAGACTCACTCTCGTTTCAAATGTTAGCTTATGGTCTATTCCAAAACTTTGGTGTTAAACCAGATTACAATACTAAAAACACACCTAAACCATTTAACTCTCGATTCGGAGGTATTACAAATCCAACAGAGGTACCATTTGGCGTAGATCCACAACCGCTCTCAGGAAAGTTCTATAAATATAAGACAAGGAAGTTTGGTTTACCAGCTCGTAAGTTCTTTGATGTAGATGATATAGCTACACTCATAGCAGATGGAGTAGCACAACAACTAACAACAGATTTTTAATTATGGCAATTAACGTAATACAAACACCAAATGCAATTTCAGTAGCGGGTAGCTTCGAACCATTCGATATGGCTTATGGAGCTAATCCAGTTACTCTAGATAACTTATCAGTAAATGCTGACAAATATGCACTTAGAGTCTTAGCTCTTGGTAATCCAACACCTCTTGCAGATATTAGACAAACACCTAACAGACAGGGTCGTGCTATCTTTGATATTCAAAATATCTTACAAGCTTATGTAGGTCCACAAGTAAATACCATTGATAGTCTACATTACTCAGCCACTGGGTTTACTGCACAGAACACTCGTATGGCGCTTGCTGGTCAAACCTTATTAGAATATCAGTTACAGTACGCCGAAGAGTCTGGTGGTGTTGTGGGCGCGTATACGACAATACCTACTATCTTTACAGTTATTGCAGGTTCAAAACAGTATTACCAAGTACCATTTAACACAGATCCTTATAGACCTGAAATAGAAGGTGGTGATGAAGCTAATCCATGTAGTATTATAGAGAGAGCAGCGGGACCTCTTTCAGATAACAATTGGACTATAGCCGATACAGAAACTGGAGATAACCTACTAACAGTTAATGGAGGTTATCCTTCACCAGGAGGTATTGATATGCATAATGTATTTATGGATGATCAGTGTACTAAAACATTCTATCAAGAAGTTGAATTAGGCTCACCAGCACCAATGCCACAAGTAAATGGTATTGAAGCATTCTATGTATTACAATGTAGTTATACAGGTGCTATTAGTAACACATCAATTATACCAAATATACAAGGTAACGGTGGAGGACCTAACCTAGCAATAGGAGCAGGTACAGCTATTAGTGGACCATTCCAAACTATTACAGTTGCAACAGGACCTGCAAATATGATTGTTAATAATATCTTATCTAGTACTACACATTACTATATAGTGCCAGTAGTTTATAGCCCAGTAGCATGTTCACCAGATGGTCAACAACAAACACCCTTAATGAACGCAGCTGCATGGAGAATACAGAGATATAACATTGCACATAATAAAATTTGGAGTGGTAATGGTGCTCTTATAGGTATTGAACAATTATCATCTAAATGTAATGACTATGCACATATACAATTTGCATGGCAAAACTCATTAGGTTATAGAGATCAGTTTACATTTACTAAAAAGGTAAATCATAATACTCTAACTAAAAACAATAACTTCTTAAAAGGTACCGCTGACTATAACGGTACTAGTTATACAGTAGATGCTGAAGACAGAGGTTTTACTACATATTCACAAAATATAAAGAATGACTTTATAGTGCAATCAGACTATATGAATGATGCCGAAGCAGAGTTACTCAAACACTTATATCAATCAGCGGAGGTTAAAGTTCGCTTTGCAGAAGGACCATACGCTAATCAGTGGGTTCCTGTAATTATTACTAAAACTAGTTACAACGAAAAGACGTATAGAAAAGACAAACTGTTTCAATACACTGTTTCATTTAAATTAGCCAGTAACACTAAATCAATGAGAGGATAATATGATTCAACTTAAAGTATACCCAAATGTAGGTGCTAGTAATGATACTTCACTCTTCTTAGATCTGTATGAGACACAACCTATCAAGTTAACACTTAGTATAGAAGATATAACTAGTGCTGATGCTACTTCAGTGTTCTCTCGTACGTTTAAAGTACCTGGAACTAGAACTAATAACATCTTCTTTAAGAATGCGTTTGAGATAGACGGTACTGACTTTGACATTACTGTAAAGAAACCAGCAGAGATCTTAGTAGATGGTGCTGAGTTTAAAACAGGTCATGTTAGATTACAAAAGATATTCGCTAATGAAGATCTAGATAAGTTTGATTACGAATTACTATTCTTAGGAGAAACAAGAGACTTCTCATCAGCCATTGGTGAATTGACTATGTGTCAGTTATCTCTTACAGATTTCAATTGGTTAGGTTTACCTGTTAGTTATACAAATGCTGCAGATTTTGCAGGTGCACCAGGAGCTGCTCAAGTAGAAGCTAGTTGGGGAGCATGGGATGGAATAAATGGTACATCGATCAGTGGTCTAGCTGATGGTGATCTCTTATATCCACTAATTGACCATGGTGCAGTATATGATAGTGATGGTGACTTAATTGCACCAACTGTTACTCTTGGTAGTAATGGTCAAGATCAATCATTTAACCATTCAGCAAATGCCTTATCACCACAAAGACTTAAGCCTATGATTAGAGGTAAAAGACTTTGGGATCAAATCTTTGAGAATGCTGGTTATACATACGAATCTAATTTCTTAGGTAATGAGCAATTCAGACATATGTACTTAAGTGCATTTGGTAATAATGAAAATGCATCATTAGATGTAGAACAAGCAGTAGCACAAATATTTGAAGTATTCGATTCAGGTAACACTGGTAACAACGATGTAAACTCTTTCTTATACATGCCTAATATTGTATTCGGAGATCCTTCTTATCAGGTCAATGTACCTGATGTAGGTAGTACTCCTGGAGGTTCTTACTTTACTGCACCTGGTGATGCGCAGATTGGTGGCTCTTATTACTCTTTTGAGTATGGAGCACAAGTAGATGCTCAACAAGAAAATTCAGATCAAGGTTATACCGCTGTCGATTGTCAAGTACAACTTTGTATTGTAAGTTCAGTTGGTGGTACTATTACACAAGTCTTAGATAGTGGTAACTTTAATACAAATGGTAACTGGTCTAGTGGTAGTTATGATTCTAGAAATGGTGGCTATCAACCACAAACAGGTGACATCTTTCAGATCTATGTAATACCAACTGTTCAAACTCAAATTACTTCTGTAGATCAATGTTACTGGCATTGTCAGGCTGCTCCTGGTGATTACTATCCACTTAGAGATTTAGATTGTGAATATCAACAAATAGATTTTATTAAGGATATTATTACTATGTTTAGATTAGTAATGCAACCTGCAATTGATAGACCTAACCACTTTATTATAGAACCATGGCAAGATTTCATAGGTTCAGGTGATGTATATGACTGGTCTCATAAATTAATTAGAGAGAAAGACTTTGTAAGTGAACCTCTATTTAATACACAGTCAGCTCAGATAGAATACACAATGCAAGAAGATGAAGACTTTATTAACAAGTTCCATCAAGATAATAACAAACACGCTTATGGTTGGTTAAGATTCAATAGTCAGAATGAATTACTAAAAGGTAAGAGAGATGTAGAAGTTGTTGGTATTGCACCTACACCTATAGATAATATTATTAACTACAGTACAAATGGAAGTCATGATGATCCTTCGTTTATTATACCACAAATCTTTGAGGTTACAGGAGAACAAGATCAACATGGACAAAATGAAAGACTACCAATTAAACCTAAATCTAGATTCTTATTCTATAATGGTTTAGTTACTATTAATAATTCACATAGTTATTGGTACTTATCAGGTAGTAATGGTAATCAAGGAAATGGTAGTTGGAGTGCATACCCTCTAGTTTCACCTTATGAGTATTGGCCAATTGTAAATACTTCAACAGAGAGTACACTTAATCTTAACTTTGCAAATGATACTAGATATTTCTTAGATCCAGATCCTAATACTTATACAACTGATCCAGTCACTGGTGATTTAGTACCAGTACCTCCAATCTATAGTGCACTACCTAACACACTATTTGATGGGTTTTGGGCTCGTTATGTTAGTTCATTATACAATAAGTTTAGTAGAAGAATCACAGCCTACTTTACACTTAATAATGTAGATCTACAAACACTAACATTTGATGATGTTATTTTTATAGATGGTAAGTACTATAGACCTGAGAAGATTATAGATGCACAAATAGGTTCTCGTACCGCAGTTAAATGTGAATTGATTACTGTAAAAGATCAGAGAATATATTGGCCTAACGAACCTCTAACAGGTTTTAGTATTGTAGTAAACGATGGACAATGTTTCGGAGATTCTGGTTCTATTCAAGTAACTACAAATGGTACACCTAATTTTACATGGACTATCTCAGGTACAGGACAAACTGGAGTTTATTCAGCTCCTGCAGGTGCAGCACCTTATATCTTTACAATTCCTAACGTACCATTAGGTACTGATGAATTAATAGTTGTAGACGCAAATGGTAGAACCAGTATTATTACATTTACAGTTGTTAATAATAATACAACTCCAGTTACTACAACTAATACACATGTAGATGCTACAGATTGTAGCCCTGCACCATGTAACGGTGAGATAACAGTTACTGCAACTAGTGGAGCAACACCTATTACTGTAACTTATCAAGATGGTCATACTGGAACCTTACCAGATACTAGAACAGGTCTTTGTCCTGGTGATTACTTATATTATGCTACTGATAACTTAGGATGTCAATCTACTGTTGAAACTGTTACTATAGCATGTAATCAACAAACAACCTATTATGAGGTTAGACAACACTTAAACAGTTGTACACAAGTTTCATCTACTATATTAATAGCAGATGTAGATCAAGGTGTAGGTACTAATCCACAAGTAGGTGATACTGTTAGTCTTAGCACTAGTACTCTATGTTATGTTGTTACTGGTACTACTACAAATCAGCCTTCATACACTATAGATCAAATATATGCTGATTGTCCTTCGTGTACTGCAACAATACCTGATAGTTACCTATTAGAATCTTGTGATACTCAAGGTAGCTTCCAATATGCAGATCGTAATGTAGTACTTACACCTAATCAAGTAGTTGATCTAGTTGGTCAAGCAGGATGTTGGGTTGTTAGAGGCGATAACACTAATGCACCATTTATTAATCAAGTGGCTAATGTATATGCAACATGTGCAGACTGTGCAACTAGCTTTACATATTATGCATACGCTTGTGATACTCAGTCATTTCCACCTAGACAATTTGATAGTCTAACACAATTAGTTATTGGTGGAGTCTATAAGATTTCAACAGGACCAGATGCTGGTATATGTGTAGAGATATTACAACTACAAGATCCTACAGGTAGTAATGATTCACTTAATCCTACACAGTATACAGATTGTGATGATTGTCAAGGTATTACACCACCAGCTCAACAGTTCTGTACTACTCTTAATAATACTAGTTTTACAGGTCAAACTTTTAGTTACGTATTTAATGGTACTACATTCAGTAATCAACTAATTGGTTCTGGTCAATCACGTACTGTTTGTGCAGAATCTGGTACAGTAACAGTTAGTGATCCTAGTGTTCAGATTAATGTAAGTTCAAATTTATGTACGAGTACAGAGTCTTGTAATCTATTTACATGTCAAGAATACACTATTACTAATAATGGTGTAGTCCCAGAAGGTAGTTACAAATACACAGACTGTAGCGGTACTCAACAAACAGGTATATTAGCATTTGGTGCTTCAGTTGTTGTATGTGCAATTAAACCACCAAAAACAGAAGCAGGTTTAGATGTAGAAGCTAATGATTCACTTTGTGTATAATAGTAAATTCAAAAGACTAACAAATTATATTTCTATATAGATGGCACAAGAAGAAGTTAAAATTACATTTACCATTGATGGTATTGAGAAGGAAGTAAAATCCGTAGAGGAATTACAGAAAGAGATGTCTAAGCTTGGTAAAGAAACCAAGAAGGTAGCTCAAGAGAATTCAATACTTGCAAAAGGTAAATCAGCTTTCAATGATATGAAGGCTTCGATCAAGGGAGTAACTACAGGGTTTAAAGGACTTAAAGGTGCTATCGCAGCTACTGGTCTTGGTGCCTTGTTAATTGCTATTACCGCTTTAGTCTCCTACTTTAAGAATTCTGAAGAGGGTAGTAGAAAGTTAGCCATTGCGATGGAAGCCCTAGGTATTATTAGTGGTAAAATCCAAGATGCATTTAGTAAATTAGGTGAATTATTAGTATGGGTGTTTACTAACCCTAAAGAAGCTCTAATGAACTTTGTTAATCTTATTAAAGAGAATATCATTAACAGGTTCGAAGGTCTCTTAAAACTCATCCCATCACTCGGGAAGGCTATCTCAGAGTTATTTAAAGGTAACTTTGCAAGTGCTGGTAAGATTGCAGCCGATGCAGTAGGTCAAGTAGTCTTAGGAGTAGAAGATATTACAGATAAAGTGGCAGATGCTACAGAATCTGTTATTGAGTTTGGTAAGACAGTAGTTAAAGAAGTTAAAGAAGCTGTAGAAGTTGCCACTAAATTAGTAGATCAATTCAGAGCTATTAGAAATGCACAACAAGCACTCATAGTTGATAACGCATTACTAAATAAAGAAATGGAAACTCAGCAAAAGATCGCTGAAGATACTAATAGAACTTACGAAGAAAGAAAAGCTGCATTAGAGAGATTAGGAGAAGCACAAGTAAAACTAGCAGAGAACTTAGCAAAACAAGCTAAACTAGAAGAACAGAACTTAAGACTACAAATTAGTCAAGAATCTAACTATGAAAAGCGTGAAGAACTCGAAACTTCATTAGCAGAGGCTACCGCTGCACGTATTGATGCTGAAACTGCATTAGAAACTAGAAAACTAGATGCAGGTAGAATAACTGCAGAATTAGAACTAGCTGAAGTAGAAAGAAAGAAGTCTATTAATGATATGATTGCTACTTTAAATACAGAGGCAATCGATAATCAATGGGAAAAGGCATACGCTGAATTAGAGATACAACAACAAGCAGCGAGAGATGAACTTAACACATATAGAGCTACTGCGGAAGAGAAAGCCAAAGTAGATGCCTTATTCGTTAAGAAGAAAGAGAAGTTAGACAAAGAGAAACTTAAGTTTGACAAGCAAATGCAAAAGGCAGAGAAAGATCAACAGATTGCTCTAGCTGGTCAAACATTTGGTGCTATCGCAGATCTTTTAGGTGAGAATAGTGCTGCTGGTAAAGCTGCAGCGATTGCAGCCGCAACTATCAATACATATCAAGGTATTACCGCTGAATTAGCAACTAAAACTATTACACCATTTGAAATAGGTCTTAAGATTGCCAATATTGCAACAATTGCTGCAATTGGTTTTAAATCTGTTAAAGATATTATATCAACTCCAGTTCCTGGTGGAGGTGGAGGTTCAGGTGGAGGTGGTTCAACACCATCAGCACCAACTGTACCAACATTTAATCCAGCAGAAGCCTTAGCAGATGGAGCTGCCGCAGATGATTCCGCAGTAAATGAAATAACTTTAGATCAAAATGCTGGTAATACACAACCAGTAATTAGAGCCTATGTAGTTTCAGATGAAATGACTAGTCAGCAAGAAGCTGATGCAAAAATTAATGACCTCGCAAGGTTGTAAGATAAATAGATTATGAACAAAATAGTAGAACTTTTAATAGACTTTGAAAATTTAGAATTTGATGATTTAGGAGTCGAAGTGATGTCAATTGTAGATAAGCCTGCAATAGGTATAGACTTCTTAGCATTTAGTGAGGTTAATGCCGATATGATTGATGGTATTGTAGACTTATTAAATCAAGTAGAAGATATGGATAATCGTATTGCGATGGCTAAAGAATCTATAGACTCTTTTGTTAGAGATGAAATTGAATATGACAAAGAAGATTTCTTAAGAAGAATAGGTTTACATGAAATGCCAAATGGTGACCTAATGGAAGGCGCAGAACATGGATTTGTAGAACCAAACTCAGGTGAGACCGAAGATGAATACGTTAGTCGCTGTATACCTGTTTTAAAAGGTGAAGGTTATGATGATGATCAAGCCGCTGCTATTTGTTACAATTCTTTTGATCCACAAGAATCAATAGAAGAAGCAATTCTTAAATTAGCTGAACAATATGGTGAAGTACTTAACTTTGAAGAGACTGTTTATGTTGATGGAACTAAAGCTAACTTCGAAGATGTTGGTGATTACCTAAAAGGTATTGTTGGTTTAGATATTCTTGGTAAGCAAGATGCTGATAAAGAACCAGAGATTAAATTCAGATATACAGGACCTATCTCAAGCAATTCTCGTAACTTCTGTAAGGCTATGATTAGAATGGGTAAGTTATATACTCGTGAAGAATTATCGTCTATGTCGAGGTCTATAAACACAGGTTTCAGACACAGAGGTCGACCTTACAGTATTTTTGATTTTAAAGGCGGTTTATATTGTAACCATTATTGGGAGGAAGTAGAAGTCTATAGAGAAGGTAGACAAACTGTAGTAATGTCTAAAGGCCGAGCAGATGGTAGAGCAGGACAAGTAGCTAGTGCATCTAATGATTATTGGGCATATCCTGGTACATTTGCATTCTCAGATGATGATGAAATGATAGTAACTGGTCCCGCGATGGTTCCCGATCATCTTATCCTAAGAAAGGATGAGAATGGCGTACCGTTTCATGTATTCTTTTCAAAAGACACAGTAAAGAAGATTGCTCAGAAATTCTTTGAGTATAATAACCAGAATAACACTGATATAAATCACGATGACGACATTACTACTAATAATACTCTTCTTGAATCTTGGATTGTCGATGATCCTGAAATGGATAAAAGCAAAGCAATGGGATTTGAAGTACCAACTGGAACATGGATGGCATCGTATAAAATCAATAATAAAGAGACTTGGAAAGAAATAAAAGAGGGTAAACTTCGAGGATTTTCAGTAGCTGGTCAATTTATAGAAAAAGCAACTAAAGCATGATAGCAGAAACTAAAGACTCAATCGCAAATCTAACTACGATAACAGCTGCGGGTTCAGCTATGGTAGAATGGAATAGCATACTTACTATGGGATTAATTATCACAGGTATTATCTTAAATGTAATGCGAATAAGAGCACATCGAAACAAGAAAGAAGAGTAGACTGGTACCTGGTGGGTAGTAGACTGGTACCTGGCAGGTCGCAGACAGGTGCTCCCACTACATAAGTAAATAATATTAAATTATTTAAAAGGGTATTGGTATTTAGCATACCAACACCTTTTAGAAAAGAATACCCATCTACCTTGCATTGATCTGGGAATTACCACAATTGTAATAATGTTTACGTTCTTTAAGAACTTCAAAAAACGAACGGTCCATTTTGAACACAATGTTCCAACCATTAGGAAAAGAGAATACTTGCTTCCTAGTAGGGTGTGGTACTGCAACACCTCGATGTTGAAACCTAACAGACACCATACCATTAGCGTGTTGTGTAACGATATTAATTAGATCACCTTTTTTAGCAAGTACTTTACCAAACTTATTTTTTAATGGAGCTCCTAAATAAGTAACAGTTTCGCCACATCTTAGTCGAGCATGTCTTTTATTTCTAGTATCTAGCATGTGTACTTTACCCATATTAGGTTTAATATTACCAGTAACTTTATATGCAACTTGTATATGACGACCTAGACCTCCTTGTTTACCAGCTAAATTATCTACTATATTACCATCAATAATTGCAAGCGCATGTTCTCTAATGATAATATAGAAAGCACCTTTAGGATTTTGTTCAGCAAATTGTTTAAGAGATATAGACTCACACCACCTATCTCCTTTATATCCACACCTTTCGAATTCTCGTTGTAGTTTCCAATCCATATAGAATGGCTTAAATCTAACAGACTCGATTTTACCCTTGCAATCTGCAAGATAACCTTGAATGTCAAATCCACGGTTTGTTTTACGTCCGCCTTCTGCTAGAATACGATGACATTTACGTTCTTGCCAACCAGTTACAGATTTTAATGCTAGTACAGTACAGTTATTGTTGTCTACCATTGTTGATGTTTGTGTTAATTTTTGCATTTTATTTTGTTTTAATGATTAATATAGGGTAATATTACAACTTTTTTTTGACATAAAAAAACTTTTGCGCAATTATTTTCAAATTATTTTTAGTAAACTAGGTAAGCTGTGTCGTCCATAGATTCAAAACCAATAGACTCATACCACTTTCTTAGACGTAAAGTTCTCTTTACATGTTCTTTAATATTAGGAGTTTCACCTTGATAACATGGTACTAACTTTAAAGCAATGTCAGTATCTTCTGCAATTTCTTTTAAGACTTCCATTGTTTTAGTACCGATACCTTGACCTTTATTGTCAACACCTATATTAAATAGCTCAACAGTATTAGGGTCGTACATACATTGTTTTAATTCTATTTTAACGCCATCCTCCGATTTAATTACAAAACGTATATTAGACTCATTTAGTTTAGCTTCTCCCCAGTGTGTAGTCCAATTAATAGCAGTATTATGATAGTGACCTCTATAAGACCAAAATGCATATTGCTCTACGTTTATCATTCTTTCCTTTAACTTGTGTGCAAAAAGACACAGTTTCTGGAAACTCGGCACATTAGCCTTATTTTGAATATTTAGAGCATTCATAAGTTGAGGCTCATTGTACATGTCCTTTAATGTAGTTTGCATTTCGTTTTCGAAAGCCATTAATTTTTTTACTATTTTCATTGTTTTTATTGATTAATTAATTATTATACTACTAATATACGAAAAAGATTTGACATAAAAAAACTTTTCGCGGTTTATTTTCAAATTATTTTTATACTAGGTACATTTCAGGGTTATCTTTAATGTCTTCTAAGACTGCTACCGCATCTTCAATTGAGTAGCACACGTGACCTTCTATCATATAGTAGTTAGGTTCGTCTTCGTCCCAGTCAACATAGACAGCATTACCATCTAATAGTTCGTGGTCTAGACCAATACAATGACCATCGCCAATTGCATACTCAAAGCCAAAGACTTCGAATTGTTCTGAGATTGTTCTCGGAGCGGGTAGTGTTTTTAAATTGTTCATAATTTTACTTGTTTTAAATATTACTCTACTAATATACGAAAAATAATTGACATAAAAAAATATTTGAGCACTTATTTTCAAAAAAGTTTAGTTTTTGTCAATATGGACCTTTTCTATATTACTTAATACCTGGCACTAAGTCAGGACAATAATAATCTAAAAAAACTATTACAGTATGACAGTCGAGAACGCAATTTCAAAGCTTAGAGTAATGCTCGGAGCTGACACAGAAACAGTAACAGTTGTTGAAAAATCATTTGCAGAGGCGAAACTTGTAGATGGAACGGAAGTGTACACTGAAGGTGAATTACAAGATGGAGCAATCCTTTTTGTAAGAGCTGGAGAAGGTGCATCTGAAGATCCATTCGCACCTGCGGGGAAACACGAAACAACTGATGGTAAATTGATTACGGTTGGTGAAAACGGCGAAATCTCTAAGATCGAAGATATGGGCGCTGAAGTTGAAGCTTCTGAAGAAGATAAAGAAGAAGTTAAGATGGAAGAAGAAGAAATCGAGATCGAAGAGAAAAAAGAATTCGACGTAGAAGGAATGCTTGAGGGTATTGCAACTATGTTAGAGCCTTACACTGACGAAATCAAAGAACTAAAGAAAGAATTATCTCTTTTACAAGAAAGATTTAATGTGGTAGCTGATGAACCTGCTACAAAACCAGTTAGAAATAACTTCAGCAAAACAAAACAAGAAGCTGAATCAACTCTAGCTACAAGAATGGATGCATTAAGAGCTATCCGCAACAAATAATTTAAACTAACAAAAAAACAATTAACAATTATGGCATTTGGATTTGACATTTCAGCCCTTCCAGCATATACGGACCAATTATCTTTGGACCTTATCTCGAAGGCTGTATTAAAAACAGATTTACTTGATTATGTAGATCTAAGAAGCGGGTTCACGAGTGGAACAGTCGCTATTAATTTAGTTGATGCAGCACTACCTGTATCAGCATTATCTTGCGGTTGGACTTCTGACGGACAAGTAACTTACTCACAAGTAAACGTAACAATCGAAAGTTTACAATCGAAGACAGAAATGTGTATCGAGGACTTAAGATCAGTATACCAATCGGCATTTATGTCAGCAGGAACTGGAAATGATGAACTACCTTTCGAGGAAGTAATTTCTGAGTCTTACGCAGACAAATTAAGAAAATACAACGAAGGTTTCTTAATCAATGGTTTCGGTGCAACTACAGGTCTTAAAGCACAGATTACTTCTGCAAACGGAGCTAATCTACAAGCTGGTACTCCAGCAGCATGGACTCCAGCTAACGCTGTAGAACAAGCATTAGACTTATATGATGCTATCGACGAAGCAGTAAAAGATAGAGATGACTTAATTATGGTCGTTTCTCCTGATGCTTATAGAGCTTTAGTAAGAGGTTTAGTAGCTTCTAACTTATTCCACTATGATTCAGTATCTGGTAACGATGTAATTATCTTACCTGGAACTAATGTAACTGTGGTTAAGTCTTCAGGTCTTGTAGGATCTGATTACAAATTTGCTGGTCCTGGTAAGATGATCTTAGCAGCAACTGGTTTAACTGATGAGCTAGACGCATTTAGATTCTTCTATGACGAATCTGCAGACGTGATGAAATTCCGTGCAGCGTGGAGATTAGGTGTTGGAGTAGGTGAAGTAAACCTATTCGGTACTAACGATATGGCGTAAATCAAACTACCAGAGCTGCTCAGGTGGCTCTGGTTTTATTAACTAAAAAAAACAATAAGTAACTATGGCATGTAACATAACACAAGGGGTAACCCTCGATTGCGTAGACCAGAATGGTGGTATTGAGAAGATCTTTATCGCTAACGGCCCTACAGAGTCTTTTACTGAGTCAGCTGGAACTATTACAGCGATTACAGTAGGTGGTTCAGCACTTACACCTAGTGACTTCTTTGAGTTTGAGGTTCCAAGACAAACTAGTTCATTCACAGAAACTATCAACGTATCGCAAGAAAACGGTACATTATTCTACGATCAGGCATTAACAATGATCTTAAATAAAAGAGATGCAGCAATAAGAGATCAAATCTTATTACTATCTCAAAACAACGAATTAGTTGTTGTATTTAAGGATAACAATGCTAAATATTGGTCAGTAGGTATTTCTAGAAACGCATATATGACTGCAGGTACAAATGTATCTGGTGTTGCGTATGGTGATAGATCGGGTTCTGAATTAACTTTCAGCGGAATGGAAGAACAACCATCATTTGAAGTTACAGGAAGTATAGTCGAAGCATAAAACTTTAACTAGCTTAAATATCAACAAGAAAGGGTTACTTTAATTAGTAGCCCTTTTTTTATATCAATTGTTTTGGAGAATACGGTGCTGATTTAACCATAGGCCAATGTCTTTCAGTACACCATAAGCCATCGACTAACACACCATATTTATATGTAGTACCATTAATCCAGATTTCTGGTTGATAGTGTGCTTCTATATTACATTGAGGATGGCCTTCGACTGCATCATATAAATGACCTTCTACTAGATATTTAACATCAGTTTGTATATTACGCTGGTAACCTAACCTCACACATCCCTCTAACAACATGGAGACTCGCTGGACATCTCTTGGTCCTATAATAGTTAAATCTATATCATTGGCAGTAGTGTCTCCTAGAATGCTCCCATGCGTCCACAGCTCGTAGTCAGTCCAGTCTAATTCTTTGATTCTATCTAGTAATTCTTTAACAATAGGTGACTCTAAACCTGCAAGAGGTAGACTCATACACTCCCATTCACCGTATTTGATGTGTTTTATCATATTTTATTTATCTTAATTACAACTCACGCTGTTTTTATATTTCTTAATATACGAAACATAATTATTAAGTATGACATCAACAGTAAATCAAGGCATAGGAACAGGAGGCTCTTATATAGAAATGTTCTGGAACGGACCCCTATATTTCACAGGACAGTTTTGGACTTGGTATAGATCTTTAAACACACAAGAGTGGCTAGGACCATTTCCACTTGCCAGTACCGCTACCTTAACAACTAATGAAAGGTATACTAGATGGTTTGTTGATACTAGTCAAATTACTGAATTTAATAAACAACACAGAAACGGTTTTTATCAAGTGGTTACAACACCAGCATTTGGACCTACTGATAAACCAACAATTGGTCCTGTAAATAGAGGTATGGTTAGATTACTATTCAATAACGGTGGTGAAATGGACACTAAGCCTTATATCTCTAATAACGAGCAAAGGGAGTCAGATACATACTTTAGACCAAATTATACATAATATAAAATATGAGCACAAGAAATCCAGAGAGTTTATACTCTATTAAAGGACAAACCTTTACAGCGCTAGAATTACCAGTTATCTCTGAAGTAAGAGGTAAAGACTATATGAGATTCGGTGGCGATAACTTATTTCCACAAACTATTATAGGACTATATGATACATCTGCAATTAATGCTACTTGTATTAATGCAATTAGAGATGGTATTGTAGGTGATGGTATTATAGACTACGGTACAGAGTATATCAACACTGATGGTGAGACTATTAACGAAGTCTTTAATAAGATTGCATTAGATTACACACTATTTGGTGGGTATGCTATGAATGTGATCTGGAACAAAGAAGGCTCACGTATAGCGGAATTATATCATTTACCTTTTGCTAATGTAAGAGCTGCTATTCCAAATGATGACGATAAGGTAAAGTCTTATTACTATTCATCTGATTGGACTGCTATTAGAAAATACAAACCAGTAGAATATACTGCATTTGATATAACTGACAATAAAGGAGATAATGCATCTCAAATATACTACTGTAAATCATACCAGCCAGGTCAAGATGTCTATCCACTTCCACCGTACGTTTCGGCTATGAACGATATCCAGCTCGATGCCCGCATCGCTAGATTCCACAACGCTAACATCTCTAACGGTTTAAGTCCATCTATGTTTATTCAATTCAGAAATGGTATTCCTAATCCTGAGGAAAGAGCAGACATCTATAGAGAAATAGAGAACACATTTACTGGCGAAGAGAATGCTGGTAGATTCTTCTTAGGTTTCTCTAGACCTGGTGAAGAAATGCAAGTAACACCAATAGAATCTGCAAATGATGACTATTATTTATTAGTTGATGCTAGAACAGTTAGTAGAATATTAACTGCGCACCGTATAACTTCTCCAAAATTGTTAGGAGTTGTAGATGCATCTGGTTTCTCTAGTAATGCTGATGAGATTATTACAGCCTATTCACACTTTATGAATTCAGTTGTAAGACCAAAACAAACTAAAGTAATT